TCTGTATTAAAGAAATCGCAATTTAAACTGTACGAAGTACCTTCAAATATCTTTTCAATATATTCCTTTACATATAATGCCGGTCTAAATGCTGAAACGTGGAAATCGTCCTTACCTGTTGAAACGTCGCCGTAATCAATCAATGGATAATAATAACCTGAACCATTTATTGTGTCCCAACTGTTTTGAATTGTAGTTACATTCCACGTATGGTTGTATTCGCTAAAATCCAAATCTTCTAAACGCTTATTTCCTAATTCCGTTATAAATCCACCTAATTCACCAAATACGGCGCATTGATATTCAATTACACCTTTATTCATAACAATTTCAAGGATTCTAATAACGCCCTTAAATATCTGTATTTTGTCAATATAGACTTCGCACTTTGCCGCCTGTGACGGTGTAAAGTTTGTCGCAACGTTAGGTAAATCCATATTGTGTTCGTGCGCCATTCCTAAATCAAAAGCAAAACCCAATATTTGATTGTTCTTTGCAGTTGCAGGTATTGAAATTGTACGGCTAAAAGACGTATTACGGCTTCCAAAGTCGCGCACGTCGTCAATCGTGTACGTGAAATCCGTTCCAATATCCTTGATTAAATCAATAACGTTGTCTTCAATATAAATTTCGGTTCTAATCATTATCTGTATTGACTGTTTAAATATTTACCAATTTCAACTTCTAAATCAAAATTAAATAAGCCGTCAGAAACCTTATATTTATATTGGTAATTCGTGTTTCTAATTGTAACAGGGAAAAAAGCGCCTTGCACTTCCATATAAACAATCGGTGACGCTATTAATTGCGCCAACCACGCATAATCCATATCATTAACCCAATCGCTTGTCAACATATAATAATCCGTATGTTCAATCGCAAAGTTGTACGTCGTTTCATTGTATTTGTTATACGCATCAATATTTGTCATTTGACCGCCTGACAATTGATACGGATTGCGTCTATATGAAGCACGGTTAAATTCGCTGCGTCGCTTGTTTACCAACCTGAACGCCATTGTATCATATCCGCCCAACCTGTTAAGAAAATGAAGGTTGTATTGTCTGTATTTAGGGTTGCAAACTTGTCTAAATTTCAGCGTCCTTGTAACCGCAGCGCCCAATGTAATATAAACGTTGTACCCGTAAGTATTTTGGGTTATAATATCTGACCCCGCCCACGCGTTAATTGCCGCAGCCTGAAAATTAAACAGGTTAAATTGTCCCGCCATTGTAAGGTCACCACTAACCGCAGTTCCAAAAGTTCCGTCTTCATTTGTAGGTTGAACCCAAAGTTTATACGAACCGCCCGTAATCTTTAAAAATGTAATAAAAAATTGGTCGCCGTATTCAATTGGAATATCTGAATTGTCGCGGTCACTTAACCAATCGTCCGTGTAATTCTCAATTAATAAATTATCATAGTAATTTGACAATACTAAAGGAATGTCGCCGTTTTCTGTGAATATGTCACCGAACAATGGCGCGTAATAATTGTACGCTGAATAAGAACCTGAAGCCAAATTAGCAATAACCGCACCACTTACTTCTTCGCCAATACGAACCTGATAATCCACCTTTATTTTGTCATTTGAAGCCATTAAAACAGTTGTACCTGAAGGTTCAAAGTAGTTTGTCACGTATGCACGTACAATTGGCGACGCATTAAATACGCCATAACTTCCGTCGGCTGAAGGTGAAGGGAATACTTTGTTTCGGCTAACCTGTGCGCCATTAATGTAAATATCATACACGAATTTAAAGTTTGTAACCCCAACATTTGTTGAAGAAGCCACAAACCAAAGGTCGTCGTGCATACTCGGGAACGTAGCCGGTTGACTATTTATTGTTATTGCCATTGCTTGATTCTATTTTATTTCCAATTTGTCTAATTTGTAATTGAACGTCGCCGCCAAAAGCTTCTGCCATTGTCGTAAAAAAATCCTTATTAAATACCGTCTTAACTGCATTGTCAAAATAAGAAGTCGTTTTTAAACCGTCCCTTTTGATTGCTGAAGCGGTCGCGTATGCTAAAGCTTTTAATGAAGTCGCTTTGTTCACCGCTTGTTTAAGTTTTTTGCTTTTCCTTTGGGTCTTGCTTAACTTCTTTGTCTGCGTTTCGTTTGTCGTCTTTGCCTTCCCTAATCTGTACCATTGCAATATTGACGTTGCCATTTTTTTATTTGGGAATGGCGTTTTGTATTGGTATGGTGAATCTGAAGAAACTTTTTTTGGTCGTGCATTTTCGCCACCAACACCCTTAACCCCTTTGTTTACATATTTGTAATAAACTGAAGCCGGGTTATTTTTGTCGTAACCCAACCACATTTCATAATCATTGCCAAACTTTGTGACCTTTGGTACAACCAAATCGCCAATTTTACCTGAAGCAATTGAACCGCTTTTATTTAGATTCTTTTGTACTTCGTCGTTAAATTGTTTACCGTAGAAAATAAGCATTTGTTCGGCAACAGGAAATTCAGTCGGGTCAATAACGTTGTATTGGTCACCGATTGTTTTTAAAAACCTTTCCTTTAATGCTTTTGCCTGTGCTTTGGCTTCACTCATACCTTTAAATAGATAAAACGGTTCTAAATACCACAGAAAAAACCCCGTGTAAAAACACAGGGTAATTTCGCTTATTTCAATAAAAAAACACAACTGCCTTATTTAATTCGCTTCGCCTGTTCCCGGTCGTAAGCATTTTTTGACTTCAGGTACGCCATTGTATTCAAAAATTCAATGGTCTTCATTTCAAAAGCTTCCGAAGTTCTAATATTTTCGTGTTCGGCAACAAGTTTGGCGGTATAATGCCACCCGTAGATTCGCATAAAAGCAACAACACCGAATCCGCTTGTTCCGTCGTCATCCCCGCCGTCGTCATTTCCGTTTTCATATAATCCCGCGTAACTTCTATCCAATTTCTGTAAACTTGATAAAAAAAAACCAACGAATGATAAACGTGTATAAAATTCGCTTCTTGCATATCCGCAGCGTATTCTTCGTGTTTACTTGCGTCGTACTTATCGTCAATCCATTTGCCGTACCAATTTTTTTTCTGCGGGATTACCATTGACGCAGCTATTTTGTGTAAATTTCCCAACGTGTCTTTACTAAATACCTTGCTTTCAATATAACGTGCTGACGGCATATTTTTAATGTCGTAATTCATACGGTATCGTTTGCCATTAATTGTAATATAGTCAACCGGCTTCCCTTCAATTGGTTCGTCTAAAAACGCCAAATCTTTGCGCAATTCTTTTAAGTCTTCAATGCCTAAACTGTCAATTTGGTATTCGGTTAAACCTGTAATAATGCACAATAATTTAACTTCCTTGTCCAATTCTGTCCAATCCTTATTCGGGTTTGTTATTATTGGCATCAATTGTTGGTATTGCCAAAGGGTCAGTTCGTTCCATTTCATAATTCAAAGTTAAGTCTTTTTTCTGATAAGGACAATGCCGACAACCATTTTTGCAGCAATACCCCCTTTTTAAATGATATTCTTCTGTGAATACCTTAAATCCGTTTTCTATGTAGTAATCCATTTTTTTAATCCGTTTGCACTTGACATAATCGCGTCAGCGCGTTGCGTTAAGCTTTCAATTTGCCCGTTTAGTTCGTCCGGGTCGTATGATATGTAATAACCGTTTGACGTCCCAATAACAGGCAATATTCCTTCTGACCTTATAAAGTTAACGATTTTACGCAAACGCGGTTCAGAAAATTGTTTAATTCCGTACCTTTCTTTTTGCCCGTTAATGGCTGCGACTATTTCCGCACCTTTAATTGGGTTGGCTTTGCTTTTCAGGTTTAAACCCCTGATAATTACAGGCACTAAACGCTTTTCGTCAGGCGTCAATTCGCAGGTTATGTCTTCAAAGTTTTTTATCATTGTATAAGTTTTAATTAACGTCTGCCATTGCTAAATTAATCATTTTTAATTGAATCCTTAAATCTTTAATTTCCTTTTCTTTTAATCCCAATTCCTTTTCAATCTTTGCAATCTTTTCAATTAAGCATTCGTTTTCAAGGCGAAGCAAATATTCCTGACCCATTAAATATTGATTTTTTGACATACTGTTAATTTTAAAAAGCCGCCCAAAGTTCCCTAATTACTATTTATTGTTAATTTTAAATATTTAATTCTTCAGGCGGCGTAAGTTTAAATTCGGTTTAATTTATCCTGTTCAATTTGATTTTGTGCAGCTTCTTCAGCTTCACGTTCTTCAATGTCTTCTTCGTCTTCCCAATCGCAATGGTCACGACATTCAGGGCAAATATCGTATTCCGTATAATTAGTGTGTGCGCCGCAGCAAGTTGAATATGCCATATTAAAGGTTTTAATCGTTACTAATATAATTCATAAAATAATATTTACCACCGTCACAATTTGGGTCAGGGTAATTTTTAGCGTCGTTGTATGCAGTTTCTATTTCAGAACGGACTTCCTGTTGCATTTCCATTGCCATTTGTTTTGCCCTTAATAATCCGTAATACTGAATTCCGCCTAATGTGTTTCTTCTAATTTCAGCGTCTAATTGATTAATCAATTTTTGCATTGTTGTTATATACATAATTATAAGTTTTTTAATTGTTCTTCAAATGTATTGATTGTTTTAAATATTTCAAAAGCAACTTGTGGAACTATTGCGTTTCCGTATGCTTTAAATGATTCTTTTTCCCAATAAGAAAAGGTTTTAGCGTCCAATCCTTCGGGAAGCCCATCATTTCTTCCACGTACTTCGGATTCAATCGGAAATTCTTGCCAGCTTCCGGGTTTTTCAATAAAATCCTTTTCACAATACTGTCGTTCCGTTTTATTTGTGACGGCGGCAAAGTCATATTTGTCGATTCGTTGCAAGTTGGCGTAGGCAATAAACCATATTCTTTCCCTTCTATGTGGCGCGTTGACGCTTGCAGCAGGAATAATAAACGGTTGTACCTCATAACCTTCATTTTCCAAGTCAGCGCACACTTCGTCGAATACCAACCCGTCGTTCCAACTAACAAGTCCACGAACATTTTCCCCAATAACCCAACGCGGTCTGATTTCTTTAATTGCTCGTAACATTTCAGGAAACAAATGCCTTTCGTCGGACTTCCCAAGTCTTTTTCCTGCAACTGAATATGGTTGGCAAGGGAATCCGCCTGTGAGAATATCAATTTTGTTTGCGTGAACTGTAAAATCTGTTTTTGTAATGTCATTATAAGATATTGAATTAGGAAAATGATAATTTAAAACTTGTTGACCAAATGGATTCCATTCGCAATGAAATACGTTATTCCAACCCGCCCAATGTGCGGCAAGGTCAAAACCGCCAATCCCGCTAAATAAACTTGCGTGATTCATAATTATAAGTTTTCAATTAAAGCGGTTAATAATAAAGCTACCGTAATAATTGCGAAGAACCAACCCATACCCAAAGATTCTTTGGCGTATTGCTTTTGCATTGCTGCATAATGTTCGTTTAATTTGTTTTGTTGTGTTTTTAGTTTGTTTGCCATTGTTGTAATTTTTATTGTTTCCACAAATATAGCACAGGTTTTATACAACTTCCAAACATTTGGCAAAGTATTTTGTAAAATTGTGATGAACGGTAAATAATAAGGATAAATGGTTAAGCAAAGGCATAACGACCATTCCCACGTTTAATAGCGTGATTTTGCCACGCTAAAGCCAAAGCCATAACTGTATCGTCGTGGAATCCTGAAGGCGCTGAATACCTTACACCGTGTGAAGTAAACTGATATTCAAACACGTCTAATTCGTC